CGGTAGATAACTACAGCGTCTTCCAACATACGAAGCTGATTGAGTGGCTTGATTGCTTTATGAAGATGTGAAAGAACCATACGATTGCGAGCATCTAGAAGTCCGCTGTGCGTATAGCAAATGGCATCCTTTGAAATCTTTACGCCCTGAGTAAGAGTACCAGAGGAAAGACCAGCAGGATTGAACAGATAGTATTCTTCGTATGGAGGAGCGATCAGCTTTGAGTTTTGACCAACAACTGGCGTTCTCTTCAAAGGCTGACGAATCTTACGAATACGACGAGGATCAATATAGCGTAGCTCTTGAATACCTTTACGTGGCTGCTTGATATCTACCATAATATGATAGAACAAACGTCCGTCAACATACCAGCGACGGAAAATTTCGTAAGCATTGTTGTGGAAATCAAGCAGCTTGCAGACGTTGCTAAACTCTTCCTCAATGCGCTTCTTTACGCTTTCGGGCTGCTTTAGATTGTCGAGATTGATTGTAATAGCTTCATCACTTTCGTCAGTGATAATAGCTTCATTGATAACATCATCAACAGCAGATTCACATTCTGGATACATCGACATCTCACGATATCGTGTTACGAGTTCTGCTTCGTTTTTGGCTGTACCTTCTAGATCAACGTATGTACCATAAGCACCACCGGGCGCGACTTCCATCGCGCCGTCGAGATTTGGTGGTGGGGCAAAGGAAGGGACCTGAACCGCGTGTTGCGTGACAGCAGTTTCGTCGTCCCTTCCTACTCGGAAGCCAAATAATTCGATTGCCATTTACTTTCCTTCAAGAACCATATAATATATTTAGTAGGCAATCTTAGGTGTCGATCACTCTACCATTGACATCGTTATCAACAGTCCAGTAATCGTAAGCAAATTCAACTGTGAACTCTTCGATGGCATCCGTTGTTTCCCAGTTCAGTTCGATATTACCGATATTGATTGGGAAGATGTTTACGAACGTATATTCACGAGTTGGAATAGCAGCATCGCCAGCTGTTGTACCGCCAGCATAAACACCTGTCTTAGCAAAGTGACGTACAGTAGCAGTTGTGCGATATGAAGCAAGACCGTTTTCTGTGATTACCGATGCGTCACGAAGGTTGTTTTCGTGAGAATTGATGTATGAACTCCACAGTTCGAAAGCGTTACGAACTAGGAAATCTTCATCGTTGAGTACAGTAACCTGCCAGTTTTCGAATGTACGATTACCAGCCATCTTTACCTTACGACCGAAGTAAGGTACTTCAATTTGACCAACTGTAGAAGCTGGGATTGAAGAAGCCTTACATACGAATCTGAATTGTGCTTCTGCTGCTGGTTCTGCAATTCCAGCTGGGAGCGTCAAGAACACCTCAAAGAGAGATGCTCTTGCGCCACCAAATGGTAGACCTTGAGAAGCGAATGTTGACACATTAAAGGGCATTAGTTTTTCTCCCTATCCTTTCTAGTATTTAGTTCGCCTCTTAGAACTTACCTACAATTTCAGTGAAGTCAACACCAGTGCGAACTGCAACGAAGTTGAGCTGAATGAAATTGATAGAACGAGCTGGCTTGATGTAGATATCACCAATGAACTCGTTGCGGTCAATAACTTCTGGTGTGTTGTTTGTTTCGTCGCAAACAACGCGGAAGTCTGTGATACCACGGCGACCCTGTACGTCACGGAGGAATGGTTCTACCATTGACTTGAACTGTGCGCGAGTGAATGCATCATTGAACTCGAACAGAGTGTACTTAGCAGCGGTAGAGATAGCCTTCTCAAGAACGATAAACAGACGACGAACATTGATACGGTCGAATGCAGATGGCTTTGTGAGAAGCGTCTTGTCACCGAACAGGATTGTACCTTCGCCTGGGAACGTTGCGATTGGGTTGATACCATGCTTGTAGAGCTGGTCGCGATCCGTCTTATTTGGATTGTAAGCAAGCTTTACAACATTCTTGATCTGACCGCGGTTGAAACCAGCTGGTGACCACCAAGGATCACGATCCGTATCTGTACGAACCATTGTACCAGCAGTATCACCACTGGCTGGAATATAGCGGAACAAGTCGTTATACTTGTCATACTGATATTTCCAACCTGAGTCAAGAACAGCGTAAGATGTTGATGGCAGAGAGTTACGGAACGATACGATATCGTCAACTTCTGCACCAGCGTATCCAGAGTTATTCACAACATCTGCCTGACGAGGTGAAAGAACTGCAATACAATCTTTACGGTATTCAGTAATATTGTTGATGATATGGTTTGCTACTGTTGAGTTAGAACCACCACCAATAATCAGAGAAACATCAACATCTTCAGCATTGCGGAACTTGTTGTAACCGTTGATGTAGTCTGCTGTGCGTGGTAGAGCACCGTCGCGACCAAATGTCAATGAAGCATTGACAGGCTTTGACTGAGCACCAGCTGCATGATTTCCAACATAAGATGTTGAACGACCACCAGTAATACCTGTTACGTTACCATTCCACCAAATCCAACGTGAATTTTTGTTGATATGATTCTTGTAAGAGATATCAGAACCGTCCTCGCTCTTAGCATTGACAGTCTTAGATAGACCTGGATAAACTTCAAGAATCGTATCCGTTGTACCGGTAATACCACCGGATCTATCGGCAACAACAATGTGCATTTCGTCGCCTGAACCACCAGACTGAGAAACCATATCTGATGTACCAGGAGCAGCTGAGAAGTAATCAAAGAATTCCCAACGACGAGTTACTGTTTGACCAGTTACTGTATTACCAGAATATGCACTAGATAGAGTTGCAGATGTTGCATTGGTGATAGCACCAATCTTTACAATTGCACGATCTGGACCAGCAACAAGAATATCGCCAACAGTCAGCTGATTTGTAAAGTTTGTACCTGAACCAGTAATTGTTGAGCTTGCGTTTGTAAAAGCAAGTGTACCTGTTAGAGTGCTTTCAAAAGCATTTGCTGAAGGACAAACAGAAACACGTAGAGCATTGCCAATTGCACCTGGATACTTAGCAATCCACATACCAGCACCTGAGATGCCAGTTGAATAGTTGCCATAATAATCGTCTTCGTTCTTGACAAGAACAGAAATTGATGTGTTGTTTGTAGCAATAGCGTTGTGAGCAATGATAGAGCTATTTGAGCCCTGATTTACAACACGAACAACGTAAAGCGAATTGCCATAAGCAAGGAAGTTCGCTGCTGTAAAGAAATCTACAGCTGTATTTGTTGTTGGGTGAATAAACTGCTTTACTAGCGTATCTTCGCTATCTACAAGCACGCGCTGATCGACAGGACCCCAGCGGAAATGACCCGCAAAGGCACCTGTAGTCGTGCTAACTGCCGGGATGATCGTTGTGAGATCAATCTCACTTACATTTACCCCTGGAGAAACTTGGAAACCCATCGGACTTATCTCCTTTTATAAAACGAAGTATGGATCTTCGCGCCTGATATTCCTACTCGATTTATTTATAAAAAGCCGGCTTTTAGCCGAAACTCATGTCATCCATGCTACCACCGATAAACATATCGGCAGGATCGTCGTTTCTTTCCATCGACTGAACAGCCCCTCCATCATCAATAAAACCGGCTGGAAGTATATCGTCGTGGACTTCTTTCATCGTTTCGTTCGCTAGTGTTCTTCTAATATCGCTATTCGTCAAGTCTTTGAAATATGGTTGGGTGATAAGCCAGCCAAAAAGCACAAGTGTCATAGCAAGATCGTCGTGACAACCTTCTTCAGCTTTGTAAGTATCTTTCACTTCAACAAATGTTGTCAGTTCTTCGATGGTTTCAAAGTCTGTGATGAGTAGCTTGTTACTCTCGACAATGGTTTTCAAGTTAGAGCAGCCAATCTTCTTGACCGCTTTTGTGGTACGAACACCGAATGCCGAACGAGTATTGAATCCGCCACCAACTTTGATGTTCTTGTTTTTAGTAAATGTAGCCACAACATTTTCATACTCAAGGTCGATATAGAGCGACTGAACAACCTGTTGACCAATATTGTTTGTCTCGCCAAGAACCCATGCGTTATTGTACATTCGTCCAAAACGATAGATGATATCCGGGAACATAAGCGGAGTGACGGTTCTACTTCGGAACTTAGCCACTTGCTTGTATGGGAACTGAGTTACATCAAATACGGATAGAGCAGAATAGTCTCCACCAACACCTTCAGATACGTCAAATACACAAATATACAGCTTACGTGGATCTGGCATCTCGTAGATATCGAGTCCAAACTTATCCTTGATTGGTGCAATCCAAGCAAGCTCACGTAGCTTCATCGGATGAATAAGTGTGCTGGATGAACCAATAAACTCGCACTCAAATTCCTGACGGAACTGTTCTTCGCTGGTGTTGGCAATGGTTTGCTTACGCCAATCTTCATCACGACCTGGAACATCAGACCAATGAATCTCAATCGGCTTGTATTCGCTCTTACCGTCAACAGCATCTGTCCACATCTTGTAGAAATGATTCATGCCATTAGGAGTTGAAACGATGATGATCTTGGTTGTTTTACCAGACGAAATGGTAGGATAGGTTGACGCAAAGAACTGATCAGCTAGATTGCGCTGAACGAACGCAAACTCGTCGAGGAAGATGAGGTTATACGAACCACCGCGGATGGCGCTTGATGACGTAGCAGCCGCAACAACTTTAGATCCATTTTCAAGCTCAATGTTACCTTTGTTCCAAGTAATAACACCCTGCTGAAGAAACTTGGGTAGATATTCGTAAGCAAGTTGCAGTTTAGCTAACAGATCGCGAGCCAGCGCGCCTTTGTTAGCAAGAATGGCTACGTTCTGTTGATCTGTAAAGAGAATTAGCCATAGGATATAAGCAACTGATGTTGTGGACTTACCAACCTGACGGGGAAGCTTACAGATGGAGAAACGATTGTCCGCAAACGTATGAAGCATCTTCGCTTGGAAGTCCCACATACGAAATGGAATAAGACCGTGGTCAACGTTGACGATCTTTACATAGGTACGTGCAAAATATTCCACATCTTTGGCGCATTTCATATACTCTTCAACTTCTTCTTTAGTATATGAATGGATTACACCGGCAGCTTTTAGATTTGGATTGCCGAGATATGTTTTTACTGCCATTACTTCCTACCGTTTATCAATTGCTGAAGCTCAGCCGCATTACCAACAAAGATAGCATTTTGTGCTTGAACCGGAGCAGTATCTTTGGGATCGTCAGACTTCTTTAGATCCTTCAGTTTCTTTTGGATATCAAGCAGATCCTTATTAGCGTCTACCAGTGTCTTGATAAGACCGCCGACGACTTCAAATGCTCTTGGATGTTCGGACGTTTTAGCCACAAGGAGCGCTTCTTCAAGCGCATCATTACCCTGGTGAATAATCTTGTGCAGGTTACGACGAGCAGTCGCAAAGTCATCGTCAACATTTGAATCATTGGATTCAGCATGAATAACCTCTACGGGTTGTGTCTTTTGAACCATTGGAGGAGATGACTCTGGAAGACCAAGAGCCTGTTCTACACTTAGTTCAAAGTTAGTTTTTTCGCTCATGTTACTATTGGCTCATCATTTCCTGTTTTTGGATTATACTTGAATCCGTCCGTAAAGAAGAACGAATTTGAGCAGAAACCATAATCATCGCTTGCTTCAATCTGTGTGTACGGAATAGAAGCAGCAGCATTTGTTGTTGGACTGCCGTTAGCAAGCAATCCTGGACGAACGACAACACGAGAACTGCGTCCAGTTTGTGCGATGTCCTCGATAGTAATCTTGTTTGTTGTGTTACCAGTAACAACACCAAAGTCGATCTGCGAACGCTTGATAATACCC